TGAAATAACAGAAACTGCGGATGCTGAAATTAGAACTGATTTAATTCATTTATTATTGACAAGAAAAGGTTCTAGATATTATTTGCCGGACTTTGGTACTAGATTATATGAATATTTATTTGAACCGTTAGATGGACCCACTTTTAGTTCAATTGAGGCTGAAATCAGAGAATCAGTAAATCAATACATGCCAAACTTAAAATTAACTAATATTACAATTACAACTGCCGACGATAATGATTTGAATGCTGGTGACACGGCAAACTCAAACACTTTTTTAGTACCAGGTCCTGGTGTACCTGAATATACGGCAAAAATAAGAATTGATTATCAAAACACTAACAATACTTTTGCAACAAGTGACTTTGTTGTATTAGTTTTATAAAGACAACTATTTAAAGTAAATGGCTAATAAGAGCATATCATACACTACAAGAGACTTCCAAGGAATAAGAACGGAATTACAAAATTACGTTAGAACTTATTATCCTGAATTGATTGATAATTTTAATGACGCATCGGTCTTTTCGGTATTCTTGGACCTAAACGCTGCGGTTGCTGATAATTTACATTATCATATAGATAGAAGTATACAAGAAACTGTTCTTCAATATGCACAACAAAGAGGTTCAATCTATAATATAGCTAGAACTTATGGATTAAAACTACCAGGACAAAGACCTTCAGTTTCATTAGTTGATTTTTCAATAACAGTTCCAGCTAATGGTGATAAGGAAGACGAAAGATATTTGGGTGTTTTGAGAAGAGGTAGTCAGGTAAATGGTGCTGGACAAGTCTTTGAAGTTGGTGATGACGTAAATTTTGCATCACCATATAATAGCCAAGGATATCCTAATAGATTGAAAATACCAAATTTTGATTCAGGTGGTAATCTAATTAATTATACAATAACTAAAAGAGAGATTGTTGTTAATGGAATTACTAAAGTGTTCAAAAAAGTTATTACACCATCGGATGTAAAACCATTTTATGAGTTATTCTTACCTGAAAGAAATGTGTTGGGTGTTACTAGTGTAATCCAAAAAGACGGTACTAATTATGCAAATACACCTTCACCACAAGAATTTGTCACACTAAATAATAGATGGTTTGAAGTTGATGCTTTAGCAGAGGATAAAGTTTTCGTTGAAGACCCAACTAAACCAAGTGACCAACCCGGTATTAAAGTTGGTAGGTATGTAGATGCGCCAAATAGATTTATTACTGAATATACACCTGAAGGATATTATAAGATGACATTTGGAGGTGGTACTAATACTGCTCAAGATGCTTTAGACCAATTTACAACATTAGGGGTACCTTTGAATATCCAATTATATTCTAATAATATTTCGTTGGGTAATGCATTGAAACCAAACACGACAATCTTTATACAATATAGAGTTGGTGGTGGTTTGGGAACTAATTTAGGTGTGAATGTAATTAATCAGGTTGGTCAAGTCTCATTCTTTGTAAATGGTCCATCAGATAATATTAATAATGCTGTTGTAAATTCACTTAGATGTAATAATCCTGTTGCCGCAATTGGTGGTGCTAATCTACCAACAATTGATGAGGCAAGAAATTATGTTGGTTATAACTTCGCATCACAAAAAAGAGCGGTGACAGTTAAAGATTATGAATCATTGATTAGAACAATGCCATCACAATTTGGAGCACCCGCTAAAGTAGCAATAACTGAAAATGATAACAAAGTTAATATACAATTACTTTCTTATGATACTACAGGTAAATTAACATCAACAGTTTCAAATACTTTGAAAACAAATGTTGCCAATTATCTTTCTAATTATAGAATGATTAATGATTATATTTCAGTTCAAACCGCACTAGTTGTTGATTTATCATTTGAAATTTCTGTTGTTTTAGATGCAACACAAAATCAGGGTGCAATTATCTCAGATATTATTGATGTAGTTAATACGGCATTGAATCCATTGAACAGACAATTGGGTCAGAATGTTTATTTATCTGAAATTAGAAAAGACATACAAGACCAAAATGGGGTTATTTCAGTATCAGATATTTCAGTATTCAATAAAGTCGGTGGTAAATACTCCTCATCAGAAACCTCAATGCAATATATCGACCCTATTACTAAAAAAATAGGACCTGTACACGACACTATTTTTGCACAACCAAATCAAATTTATCAGATAAGATTCCCTAATACTGACGTAACTGTAAGAGTACTAAATTTATCTTCAGTAACATTTGGAGGTACTTCTAATCAGTAATCAATTTATTTATTCGGTAATAAAACTATTATTTGAAAATAGAGGATAAACTATTTATCAAATAAAATTACATGCCTAATTCCTATAGAATAAGAACTGAAGTCGGAGTTGACAAAAATATTCAAGTACAGATTGACCAAGATTTTGATGAACTTGAAATTTTATCACTTAAGATTAGACAAAGTGATGTCTACACTAAAGACTGTTCACAATATGGTGTAATTGCCGGTAGGGTTTTAGCTAATGGTGGATTTGGTATACCAAATGCTAGGGTATCTGTTTTTATACCATTATCTCAGGAAGATGAGTTAAATCCTATTATATCAACTTTATATCCTTATCAAAATATTGGTGATTTAAATGAGGATGGTTATAGATATAATTTATTACCATATATACCATCACACGGTGGTCACACAGCTACTGGTACATTTCCAGAAAGAAACGACGCTTTATTTGATGAGGCGGTAATTGAGGTATTTGACAAATATTATAAGTTTACGGTCAAAACGAATTCAAGTGGTGACTATATGATTTTAGGTGTACCAACAGGTAACCATACTGTTGTGTTAGATTTAGATTTATCTGATATTGGTGAATTTTCTTTAAGTCCACAAGATTTAATTAGAATGGGTCTTGCCACAGAATCACAAGTTGCTGGTACCAGATTCAAATCATCAGAAGATTTAAATTCTTTACCTCAGATTGTTAATCTAAATAAAGCTATTGATGTTGCACCATTATGGGGTCAACCTAATGTTTGTCAAATAGCAATTTCACGAGTTGATTTTGATTTAAGACAAGAGGCTAGCATTGATATTCAACCCACGGCCATTTTTATGGGTTCAATGATTTCGTCACCTGATGATACAAAATTGTCAACATACTGTAACCCAAAAAATAGACTTGGTAATTTATGTGAACTTATTACAGGACCTGGTGAAATAATTGGTGTTAGACAAACCATATTCCAAGGAGAAGATGGGTACCCACTATTAGAAGTGGCTGACTTACCTAATAATGGTAATCTAATTGATGAGGATGGTACGTTCTTATTTGATGTACCCATGAATTTGGATTATGTGGTGACTAATGAATTTGGTGAAAGAATTTTCTCAAATGACCCCAAAAAAGGTATACCAACATCTTCAAAATACAGGTTCAAATTAAAATGGAAACAACCTAACACATTGAATGTTGACGTAAAAAGACCTTATGTGTTAGTTCCAAACGTAAGAGAATGGGGGTGGAATTCAACTGGTACTAATTATAATGTCGATGATGTTGAAAAATCATATGCTTTTAGTTTAGATTGGTCTGCGTATACTAACCCTGATAGTGCGGTAGCTTGTGAAGATACTTTTTATAAATTTCAATATAACAAAGTTTATACTGTATCCCAATTTATTGATAATTTAAGTGGAGAAGAAGATAATCCATATCTTTTTATATCTAATATTTTTGGTAGGAGAGAAAAGTTTGTTGGAATTAAAGAAATAACTAGTAGGGAATGTAAAAGTACGAATAATGAATTCCCAACAAATGACGCCGTTAGAAACTTTAATCTTCAATTTTTTATAGTTTCAATTTTGTTTCAGATATTACAGATAATAATGTTACCATTGGTTTTTATATTCCATGTGGTTGCATTTCTGTGGAATGAATTTTTAATACCATTTGTCATTCTAATGTTAGCGTTATCAACCAATCAAATAATTGGTGAAATAGCGGCAGCACAAGCTGCGATTGCTTCATCGGCAGGTGGTGGATTTGCTAACTTCTTAATGGCAATTCCATTTGCATTGAAAGCTGCTGCATGGGCGGCATTTGGTATCAGTTTTACTGTTTTAGCTATAAAATTATATGGTACTAAATTCCCACAAATAAGGTTACCGATGATTACATATCCTGATTGTGAGGCTTGTGATTGCGGTTCGTCTGAAGGAGTTTCAAACGGAACACCAAACTTTGGTTCATCATCATTAGTTCAAACTAGTGGTTCTATATATACAATGAAAAATACAACATTCCCTATAAGTGGGAATGATTGGGCATTAGACCCTGATAGTAATAACTATGGAACTAAAAAGGCTTTGTATGAATCAGGTGTTATTAGTATTTTAGGTGGTTTAGCGAGTCCTGATGAAAGAAAAAGAATGCCTGGTATTGGTGATAAGGTGGATGGTAAAAGATTTTGGTCTAATCAACTTACGTTATCTGAACGAATTAATAAATTTAACTTAAAACAAAATTATTTTAATAACGGTACAAATAGGGTTAAACTTTACATAGCACCAAACGTTGCATCTAATTCGGGTAAATTCCATTATGACAGTACCATCACAGTATTCTCACAGCCTGGTGTTACTTATAATGCCGGGGACTTGGTTACATTTGTTAATAGAACAAATTCAAGTGATATAAATACAATAAGTGGTGTTACTAATGACACAGGTACTAATACCATAACAGGTACATCATCAACACTAACACAAGTTACAATTCCATGGTGTAATACGTCTAATTATTTTTTACAAAATACAACAACATATAATTTTACAGGAGATACTACAGGATATACCATATACCACGAATACCCAACAGATATTGAGTATTGTCAGGTTATTACTGCGGTTACGGTATCTGAAGTTAGAACATTATTACAAAATACCTCAGGAGGTCCAAATTTCCAATCATTCTATAATATTATAAATGGTAGTATGGATATCTATAATGAACAAAGAAATGGTGATAAAAAAACTTTCCCATTCCCTAATGTTATAGACAATTTTGATAGTCAAGTGATTTTGATATTACAAAGAGGTGTTGACCCTTATTCACCTTTAGTTGAGACAAAAGTTGGGTTGGGTAAAATTTTAGGAAGAACATCTGAAGATTCTATACAGGTAACAACAAACTTAAGATTAAATATACCATTACAACCAATCCCAAGTACCTCCACTTTGAGTTTGAAACAACATAATATTTCAAACAATAACGATTCGGTAAATGGTTATTTATTTTATCCATCATATTTTTATACACCAGGTTCAGGTTTTAGTGCTTATACAACATCAGCAACTACTTTATATTCTCGTTTAGATGGTAGTTCGTCAACATTTAGACCAAACTCAAGTGCACAACCATTGAATAACGCTTCGGTAATACAGTCTAATAGAGTTAAAAGTAATGGTTCTAATAATTTATTATCATTAACTGCGAGTGAAAGGGTTTATAAGTATTTGATTGGTGATGTATTAGATGGTGGTTCATACATGTACTTTGTAAAAGATTCATACGGTACAACACCATTTAGTCAAGACGCTTACTATTCACCGGTGTATTCAAAAACAAACTCTATGTCATTCTCTGATAAAAATAGAGTTGTTATGAGAAGTGATAGATTACCAAGTTCAGACCTACAAGAAACATCACTGAATAACAGTTATTTATTACAGCAAAATTTAAATTTTGCCATTTATAACCAAACAAATCCACAAGAAATAAACGCCGCTTTTAATGGTTATAGTACAGGTGCTTCTTTAGGTTCTAATAGTTTATCCAATAATGACTTTTTAGGTACAAATGTTTTAGACTCATATTCATGTGAGAATATGGTTTCACTTGATTGTTATAGTGGAGATGGATATAACTTTGGTGTCATCCCTAATTGTGATGGCTATTTTGTTCAAAAAGGTTGTTATGTTCTTGTTACAAAACCATTTGTTACCTTACTAAAAGACTTTGGGTATGTCAATGAATGGGGTTATAGATTTAGATTTTTCTATGGTATTTGTCAGGGGGTAATCTCCGATGTATTCTCGAATAACTGGGTAAACGGAACGGTATATACATTCCCAATTCAAATTGATAATTACTATAATGGTAATCCATTTAGTCCTGATTTCAATCAACCAACAAGCGAATATTGTCAGAAAGCGGTTTATCTACATGAGCCAACCAATAATTTTTACCTAAGGTCGACACCTTACTATTCAGGAACCACATCAACCGCAGGTACTTTTGTTGGTGATATACCTCTTACAGGGGCATTCAATGATAGAGAGGTATTATTCCCGACAACAATAATGGATTTAGGTCCCAAAGATTTTTATCTAAAAGAATTGATACATTCATCAACTTATGATGGATATTCTGTTTCAGGATTAACAACAACATCATATGGTGATTTGAGTGATATTTTAAACGTATTTTTATTAACTAGAATTACAAATACGGGATTTTTATCTCAGTTATTTAGTGCGGGAAATGCCTCAATAAATGGTTTGTTTGACCAAAGAAAAAATGCATATGATAATGCGTATGGTAGAATTGATGGTGATTATGCGCAATTATCATCAATAAATTCTCAAGTTGGTGTTATAAAATTTAATAAAAATTATTATGGAACAGGAAATCAAATAATAGTTGCTGGTAACAACAATGATAATGTTATGTTGGGTATATTCTTCTCATCATCAACATATGACATTCAATTGATGGATAATATATCACCAGGTAGAAATATTATTAATATTAATAATCTACAAGTTTTGGACACATATGGGTTTAATTCACAAGAAGTACCAATGATGCAATGGAATATAATATCAAACACATCATTTAATACAATATTTGGTTCTCAAAGAAATGGTTGGGCAACAAATAAAAATGATATCTATAGTATAAAGTACCAATCGTTAGATAGAATAACATCCAAATACTTCCAAAATGGTAATAGAGATAGTACTTATAATATAAGAGGATATATTTTCGCTCAAGACCAAAACGGTAATCTTACAACAAGTACACAAGGTATAACACAAGGTAAAAAAATAGTAGGTGCTCCTTGGCACTTCTATTTTGGACTTAAGAGAGGTGCGTCGGCATTTGATAAATTTGCTAAAATTTATATAACAGACCCAAATGAGCTCTGAAGGTAAACAAGTTGTTTTAGGTTCCTTGAAATATAAGTCTAGTACAAACCAAGACTTATTTATTCAAGTACCACTTACTGGTGAACAATCAGAAATGATTGAGTCAGATAGAACTATTGTTGTAAATGCTGCTACTGAATATGATGTTGAACGACAGAAATCAACAGTATTTAGACCAAGTGCCAAAATTAATTACATATATAATAATGATGTATTAGGTTCAACTACATACCCAATCTTATTAAATAATATGTATTATTTTAACGCTAAACAATCTTTTTATAGTGGAAAATGGAGTGGGTTTCCACAATATCATGAATTTGATTTAATTAGAAATGATGTTGACACACAACAAGTTCAATTTGTAGCAAAAAGCGCATCAACATATAATTGGAATGTTATGTTGAGTTATGCTTATGATAATAACACAACAAAACAAATGAAATATGAATCACCTGAATATACAATTTCATGGGTTTGTAGTGATGGTATTCCATATAGAATAACAAATGAAAGATATAATGGACAAAAAGTCTTAAAATTCACCTGTCCTATGACACATGGATTATCTCAAGGAGATTATGTTATTTTGGATAAATCTTATAATGGTTCAAATGCATTTCAAGTGGATTATATTGGTGATGATTATCAGAATAATTTAGAATACGTTTTTATATTAATTGATATTGGATACACAGGTACTACTCTTAGTGATGGAGTTACAGGAACATTCAAAAGATGTACTGATATAAATAATAGTGGAGAAACGACCTCAACTTATTACGTTAGAAGACAAAAAATATTGACACCAATCCAAGAAACAATTTTAGAAAAAGCCGGATTTGAATTAAATCCTTTTAGAGATGATGTTCAATACGAAACAAGTATTTTTACACCCAATCAAACAGCTAGAATTTCAAAGAAAAACAATTCACAAGCGTATACCATATCCTTCAAAGAAGATTTAGATTTTAGTGGATTGATTGATAATCAAAAAAGACCATTATCTAAGTTATATTATTCATTTTTTAATAGAGGGTATTTTGGAATGTTTTACGATAATGGAACCAATGGACTAAAAGAGGGGTGGAAATTTAACGTTGGTACCGGAACTACTTGGTGGGATAAAAACAATCCTGATTCTGATAGTTCATTACAATTGAATAGTTATACTAAAGTTGTTGGAGGACAAACATACCAATTCAACTATAATCAAACACCAAATATTGGTGATGTATTTGATGGTGATTTTTGTGAGTGGAATAATTATGAAATGACTGAAAGAGTTGTTTCAAATATGTACCATAAAATTACATATAATCAACAAATTTTTAATACACAAGAAACACCAACAACAAATTATTATGGGTTTTATTATCAACCGTTTCATCCAACATCAATAAAAGAATTTTCATCTTATATTGAAGACGCAATTCCCACAATGGCAGATAATGTCCCAACCTATTCTTATTTCTCACAATCAACAAATAGATTTAGGTGGAGAGATATATACCCTTATGGTATTGTAGATGAGATTGGTGTTGGTGTTGATTACCCATATCTGAATTCAGCTCATTATCCATTTGAAAATATAATTTTTAGATTAATTCCAGAAGGGGTTAATTATAATATACAGACATTTATAACAACAGACCCAGTAATCGATGATTGTGAATAACTATAAAATAACGATACCTTCAGGTACTACGGATTTCAATTTCGTGGTTGATATGTCATGGGATATGTTAGCGCGTGATAATGAGATTGACATTTACGAGGGTAAAGTTTTGGCTTTATTATTAGGTGGTGATACTAATTTTGAGTTAGATAGGTTTGAACATGCGGAACATGATAATGGAACAGCAATAAATTACGACTTTTATTTCACATCTGCGGCAACAATAGATAGTCAAACTGTTTGGTCAAATACGTACATACAACAAGGGTTTACTGTACAAAATTTATATTATGCACAAAACTCATTTACAAATTCATTCTTCAAGTTGGACTTTTATGATACAACGGAAGAAACTAATCAAAATAGCTACCTAACAATAATAATTCCAACAAGTCAAGGAAGAACAACACCTGCTCAATTACAAAGAGGGGTTAATGTTAATATTAGAAAACCATCATTTTTATTAGATTATGTTGGAGACAAAGAAGGTTTCTTTATTTATTGGTTACAAGATTTTGAATATTTGGGTCTCGATAGATTTTATATGTCAGCAAAGTTTTATGACGCTAAATTAGGTGTATTTGTTAAAATGATGAATGAACCACAGAATGTGTCAGGCACTGGTTATTACAATTTCAATGGAGCAGATAAATTCTATTATAGAGTAGATATGGATTATTCTAATCAAACATATAAGGTTTATGATATGAATAATAGTAGAGTTGGTGATTCAGAAACAAACTCAATAAAATGGTATGAATATGTTAATCCATGATAGATACTGCTTACAAATATATTATATCGCCTGAAAATATCAAAAATGATATTTTCCAAACCACATATGATGGGGTAACTGTTGGTGCGTACTCATCAATGACCCAAGTCCTCGCCTCAGGAATATTAACTGGACTTACAATCCCGATATTGATTACTGAAAACACAATTGATTTGGGTTATTATTCTGTTTTTGATGGTGCTGTATATCAAAAAGAAACTGTTACTAATTTTATTTTTTCAGCATCTTCGGCCAATTCATATACGTATTATGTTTATAATACCTCATCTGATATAAACAAATTCACAGAATTGGCGAGTTATGTAATAGATTGGGGTGATGGTAGTCAATTAGAAACCGTAACATCGTTTGCTCCAAATAATGTATCACATTTATACCCTTCAGTACCTGAACAAAGTGGTTTGACAATAACTATGACTCAATCAACACCATTTGGTGTTAATACAATTAAGAAAAATATTGTAATACCTTATACAGGAGTAACAATTGACAATCCAAATGGTGAGGCTTTTTTTACACCAAATGTTGGTTCATGGACTGCAACACCTGTTTCTTATGATTTTATATTCTCAGGTGACAGTGTAAATACCATTGAGAGTGAGGTAAGTGCTGATTATACAACAGTACCATTCCCTGTATCAGGGTATACGTCATCTAGAATAACAGAATTGGCTAATTATGGTTCTGTAAAATATGACGTTGGATTAAAATATGTGAATGACATTTATATTGGTGCTATTACCAATATGACAACAGGTGTATCAGGTTATACTGCTTACACAGTTAATGATATAGATTATTATGATTATTCAGATGGAACTACAATTTTTGTGGTTCAATCATCAGGATTTACACAAAATGACTTAGTTGCTGAACCAATTGTAAAAGATGAGAGTCTAATTGGAATAGTTTCACCTCCAGAAATTCAATCAGATGTATTTATTGAGAGGGGTAAAAACTCGGCAAATGAAAGACTACAGAGACTCGGAGAAGTTAATAACATGGAAGCACTTACTCGTTATGGGTATGGGTTTTTTAATATTGTAAAAAAATAAAAAAATGGCGATAGGAACATACGGAACCACAAGACCAGCAGACGTTTCACCAGAAGATGTTGATATTATCTTGAACTATACCCCTTCAAGAGATGTTACAGACAATTATGTGTTGAAATCATTAGATGCTGCATCAATTCTTAGACCTTATTTCAATAACTCCACAACAGGTGGAAGTAATGTTGAAATATTAGGTGGGTTATATAATTTAAGATTACCTTCATCTGAATTCAATCAGGTTGGAATTTATACTTTATATATTCGACCTAAGCAAATTAGAACATCAATTACTGATTGTGGGGTTTTAGCTGCATTACCAAACGTAAAAGGTATTGTTATTGATTTATCAAATGTTTCAAGTGCTGATAGAAATAAATTTGTTAGCCAAGGTCTTGTAGGTTTTAGAGTTGAGTATTTAAATTCTGACGGAACTAAGATACCTAATTTCTTTAGAATAGTAACATCTAATTTTTATTGTGAACCTGTTATTCAGAATTTGACAAATACATCTCAAAAAGCTGTCAGGTATAGATATACGGATGGGGTGTCAAATTTAGTATTCTGTACTCTTTCACCATCGTCTTCACCAACAAACAAACCGAATTCTACACCATTCATTGGTCAACCTGCTCAAAGTATTATTCTAAGTAATACCTATTTCAATCCTATTACTATGGAAATTGAAATGGTTGAGTACGACATCCAGTCATTGGCGATAGCTCTTTACGGAAATCAAACTAAGAGTATTGATGATGGTATCTACACGATTTACGACTCAGATAATAACATCTATAAACAATACAACCTCTATGAAATTAGAGACCAATTCAACAACTTGTTGTATGAGGTTCGTCAAGATAGAGGTACTAATATTGATTTCAGTAAGAACTTCACCAACATCACTGAATAATGGCGGATACTCGTAAATACATATACCCACCGAGACCGGCTAGTGGAGCTGGCACTTTTTCTGATAACATCGTCGGATTGCAAACCGTAGATGGTGGAGGACTTACGCAGGGTAATTTTGAATTTACAACAGGTATTGCGGAAAAGGTAAATCGTACTTTTGATATTGGTTCTTTTTCTGAACCAATATCTTTAGACACATTACAAATAGACCACACGGCTGAGTCCCGTGCAATAATTGAGAAACAATATAAAGTATATCCTAAGTTTAATACAACTCAGATATTAAACTTTACCTTATATGGTTCTTTAGCTAAAAGACTTGAAGTATCGATTACTAAAATTATAAATTGGTTTCCCGGTGCATTGGATTTTACAAATCTAAACTCTGGATATACAACAGGTAATACTGCAATAAACATTTCATATGACTCAGTTTCAAATGAAACTTACTTTGAGGTTGTATTAGCGCAAGCAAAAAACCCGTTTGATATTGACTATACACCATCGGCGGCGACTGCAATAAACAGTGTTGTAAATGATGTATCACCACTTAGGAATTTTTATTCAAATTATTTTAAATATGTTCTTGATATAAATGGTACAACTTACCCAATTGTTGATATTGTTGCACCACAAACAATGAGTGGACCAACATTGGGTTTATATATTTTAGGACAACCTTTCAATAGTTCAACAACAATTGATAGATTTTTAATAAGACCTAGTGATTCCGTTGTTGACCAAGTATTCAAACAGGATTTTGATGAGGTAGAACAATTTTTATTGAATAGATTATCGAATCCTATATATACCGCATTTTTCCAAGTACCAACAGAATCACCAACAGGTCAGTTCTATACTAAAGCACAAACTGTAATTTGGCCATTAGATGGTCCTTGGAATATTTTAATTGAAGGAACCGCTTTTGACACATATCTTGAAACTGTTAGTGAAATTGCGGCTCAATTAGATACAACAAGAACTGATTATATAACCAGAAGTTTAATTACGGATGCGTTTAGAGAATTTGATACTGAAGATAGAAGGATTGAAAAAGTTCTTCAAATCTATGGAAGAAGTTTTGATGAGATTAAAAAATACATTGATGGTTTATCTTTTGTCAATTCAGTTCACTATAATCCATCTAATGATATACCTAGTGAATTACTTAAAAATTTAGCAGAAACAATTGGTTGGGATACAAATATATCACCAATACAGAATGACGACCTAAAAGATGCAATATTTGGTAATACAAATACAATCACCTATTCAGGATATTCAAGAGCGCTAACACCTGAAGAAATTAATGCTCAATATTTCAGAAATTTGATTCTGAATTCGGCTTACATTTTCAAGAGTAAAGGTACACCACGTTCTATCTTGGCTTTGATGAAGATGATTGGTGCTCCTGATTCTTTAATTGATTTTACTGAAAGTGTTTATTTAGCGGACCAAAAAGTTGACATGACAACTTTTGAATCTAACTATTCTCAAATCACTGGTGGAACTTATGTTGAACAATTACCAAGTTTAGATTCACAAGTAACGTTTAAATTACAGGGTCAAACTTACACTGGATTTGGTATTACAAATATAGTACAGGAAGTAGACACTAGCCTACGTGATTACCCCATCGATGTAAATGGAT